AATGATGCATACTGGAAGATTAATCTACCGAAGTATCCATGTGCAGCAACGATGTTGTATGTCTCTTCTTCTTGTCCAAACTTGTAACCATAGTTTTGAGAATCAAGACCTGTTGTCTCTCTAATCAAAGATGAAGTTACGAGTGAACCATGCATAGCGGAGAATAATGCTCCTCCAAACATACCTGCAACACCTGCCATATGGAAAGGATGCATAAGAATGTTGTGCTCTGCTTGGAATACAAACATGAAGTTGAATGTACCTGAGATTCCTAAAGGCATACCGTCAGAGAATGACCCCTGTCCGAAAGGATACACTAGGAATACAGCGAATGCTGCAGATACTGGTGCAGAGTATGCTACACAAATCCAAGGTCTCATACCTAATCTGTATGATAATTCCCACTGTCTTCCCATGTATGCTGAGATACCGATTAAGAAGTGGAAGATTACCAACTGGTATGGTCCTCCGTTGTATAACCATTCATCTACTGTTGCTGCTTCCCACATTGGGTAGAAGTGTAGACCAATAGCGTTTGAGGATGGCACAACTGCTCCTGAGATTATGTTGTTACCATATAAGAAAGAACCTGCTACGGGTTCTCTAATTCCGTCGATGTCGACAGGTGGTGCTGCGATGAATGCTACGACAAAACAAGCTGCTGCAGCGAGTAAGCATGGAATCATTAAGACTCCAAACCAACCAACATATATTCTGTTGTTAGTTGATGTTACCCACTGACAAAACTCGTCCCATCCAGATAGCAACCCACCACGTTGACGTGTTGAAAGAGTTGTCATTTAAAATAGTGCGATTTATGTGAAGGGTAAGAAAGAGACTACTGTTTAAAGTCCTCACAGGTCTCGGTTAAAGGACTCAGATACACTTAAGTTTACATAACTTAACGTAACTTCCATACTATATATGCATTTCAAGATTTTGTCAAGCCCCAGACCTCTTTACTAAGGTATTCGTGCATGGTTGGCATCTTTTCTGCTAGTTTCTTTACTTGATTGTAATGAATATCCCACTTCTGTGTATCAAAATCTACAAACTCATTATAATATTTGTTAAGTCTTTCATTTACATTTGTATAACCTGACCCTGCAAGAATATAAACGATAGGGTCTTCTCCATGAGGTATCTCTTCTCCTGTCACCATTGCCTGTAAGATTACGTTGTGTGCTCCACTCATTTCATACTCTATCTCATCTGTAACATGTCTCCAGAATGGTGTGTCTCTACGTTTAGAATAATAGTAATGTGATTCTACAAATTCTCTCCACCCATCCATATGCTCTGACAGATTGTAATTATATCTGTCTCTAGCAAACTGGCCTGGTAAATTATGTTGCTTGAGAATATCAATGAGTGCAAGAATACCATGATGTGTATTGAATAGTGATGTAGATTCTAAAGGCTCAATAAATCCGTATGATAATCCAATGGCAACACAGTTTCCAACCCATGCTTTATCATGTCTACCTTGTTTAAATTGTATCTTCCTATAATTTTCATACCCAAACTCCTCTGCTGCCTCTTTTTCAGACTGAAACTTAGATGAGTATACAAATCCTTTACTGATAAACTCCCATGTAGGTATAGTCCACTCCCACCCTGCAGTCTTACCTTGAGCATTTGTATATGCTACCATCTCTTCTTCTATATTAGTAGAGTAATCTACTTTGGTAACCAATGCAGTGTCAGTAATAATATTATCGTAAGGTATCCATTGATTATCCAACATCAATTCTGTCTTACCAAGTAATGCTGATGAGTATCCAGTGCAATCAATAAACAAATCACCTTCTATGTCTTGACCATCAACTGTAACGTGGTGTATTTTTTTGTTTTTATATCTAACATTCTTAACCTTACCACTAATAATACTAGCAGTGTCACAATATTTTTTAAGATACTCACAGAAACTAGCAGCATCTATATGAAAACTTCTATCTTTTTCTATTTGATATGGAGATAAAAGATTATCGTTTAATGGTAATTTACCTTCCTCTGCTACAGTAACGAAAGGCATAAACAAACTTGCAAATGGAGGGACAGTTAATCCCATTGCCTTTGCATACATCCATTCATGATATGATATGTCTGCTCTTATCTGTTGACCATTAGGGTAGTGAAAAACTTCACCTACCTTACTAAAGTCTTGAAATCTACTACTCGATTTGTATGTTGCTTTTGCTTCTTGTAGAAATGTATTATCATCAATCTCCATAAACTTTAGGTATTGATTGATGTGTGGTGTTGTAGATTCTCCCACACCAATAGATTCTCCACCCTCTATGAGGGTTATCTTCCAATCACCACCAAATGTTTTACAAAGTGCTGCAGTTGTCATCCACCCTGCAGTGCCACCACCTACAATTACTACATTCATTTAGATTTTTTCCTCAATCGTTGTTGCATTTTAACGTAAGCGATGTCTGCGGGTGTCCATAGATGCGGATTCTTTAGTATTTTTTTAATTAATTTTTTTGTTGACCTTTTCTTCATGGGATTGCCATTGATGGAAATGCGTCATGAGTAGAGAGGATGCGAAACTAACAACGTCACCACCGTGAAGTTGCAGTCCGTCTTTATTGTCCTGTATATTGTTTAGATATCCTTCTGTGACAACATGGTCACAAAACTCATACGCTGATCTATTTAGCGGAATATTATGTCGAATCAAACACAAAAGAGCAAGTTGCCTTATCTCTGTGTTTCCGTCTTCTTGTCTCCACTGTGGAATCATAGCTTTACCCAATGTGATTTCATGTCATCTTTGACATCTACATTGTAACCATGCACATCCATAATGTCAAATGCTATTGTGATTCTTTCTACATCATCTTCAACACGGTCAGTATCATGCTTCAACCATGAAGGAAAGATAGTCATTTTATTATTGATGTTGGGAGAAGACCATGGCTCTACTCCATATGGATTGTAATAATGAGTAGAGGTAGAGTCAACTTGAATACATAGATGTCCACTTAGATATGCATACGGTCCAAAACCATGACAATGTTTCTTAATTTTTTGACCCTTACGCATGACATTTGCCCAACACTGCACAAGTATGTCTCCATTAAAATTAAAACCCAGTCCTCTTATAAACTCGTCATGCAGTAAACGAATATCTTTTTTTAATTCCTCTGCACAATTAAACTCTAGTAAATTATAATCCTTTGACCTAGAAGTTAAACTATTTTTTCCTAGTCCTGTATTGTTATCATGTTCGTAGGCATACTTTTTAATTATGTCTTGCTCTCTCTGTAAAATTTCTTTCTTTAAGTAAGAGTAATCAACCTGAGATATCTTCTCTCCCATAACATAGTCCCAGACAGGAGCGAAGGGTGTAAAGGTTTCACAGTTGAAGTTATAAATCTTCATCAGGTAATTGCTTGAATACTAAAAGTGGCTCATCAACTCCCTCCATTTCTGGATGTTGTTTATAAGCTCTCATTGCATCATTATAGTTTCTTACTGGTCTTTTGTCAAACTCTTCTAGTGTAGATGCTGTCATCTTCCACATAAAAGCAAAGGTCGCTCCAAACAGACCGACAAAAAAACACAGGTATATGAATACTGTTATTTCATTCATTTTGCTTCTGCTATAGGTACAACCTTAAAGGTCTCGAATTGAGACCCCAAATGTTTTTGCGCAATCATACAAATTTGTTGCATGAAGTGCGTCTTATGTTTAGTTTTATTGGAATACCTCTTTAAGGTAATCCATTCTCCTTTTATAAGTCCGACGAGAGCGAATCTTTCCTCATCCACTGTCTTATTTGGTAACTATATTTTATATAGTTATGATAGAGACTGTAGAAGAAAGACACACTGCGCATAGGAAAATCCAAGGTACACTGGCGAGTGGAATTGTTTTCATTTTTTTAAAGTGCGTATGCTAATTGGGGTGCTAGTGCTGTTGCTGTTATAACTGTTGCGAATAACAACATGCTTAATAGATATGTTTTCATGATTTGATTTCCTATTGTTATAGGTATTTATACTATAAGTAATTTTACTTAATTTGTCAAATCAATCCTGCGCTTGATGCAGAGATTCCGACAGCAACGAAGAATGCAAATTCTAGTAAGTCTCTTGCTCCAGACTTATTAATTGCTGTCATAACTGTTGATAGTTTGGTCATTTTACCTTGTGCTCCTCAGGTTTGTTAAGTTTTAAGTTGGGTTGTAGGAATAGACTGGTGTCATTACACCGCCTCCTCCATCGTCATCATCGTCATCGTCTCGCAAATCATCAAGTAACAGACTACTTGCAATGAATATGCATATGACAGGCATAAACGGAAACAAGACAGTCTGAAACCATGTTAAATAATCTGCTTGAATCATTAGAAAAACCCTGGTATAATCCAACCAGTGAATCCATAATTAATAACCACAGCAAACAAACCCATCATTGCTAAACGACCATTCATTTGCTCTGCTGTTTTCCAGTAATTCATTATACGAAACCTGGGATGATTTGACCTGTTGTAAAGTAAGCACCTAGTGCTGCGATGACACCGAGCATAGCAAATCTGCCATTAAGTTTCTCAGCGATTACTTTTTGTCTTTCGATTTTGTTGTCTGACATTATACTACACCTGGGATAATTTGACCTGTTGTTAAGTAAGTGCCACATAGTAGGATGAATCCTAACATTGCAGGGCGACCCACTGCTCTCTCGAAGATATCTTTGTTATTCATTTTAGAATATACCTGGGATAACTTGTCCTGTTGTTGCGTATGCACCGACTGCTGCTACGAAACCGAGCATTGCTGCCCATCCATTAAATCTTTCTGCTTCTGGAGTCATGAGTTTTTCCTCTTGAATAATTGTGAATTGTGATTGTATATTCTTCATCTTTAGAATCCTAAGATTCCCCAGAAGAAGAAACTTCCTGAGAAGTAATATGATATGAATCCTGTAACGATGCCTAACATCGCAAGTCTACCATTAAGTTTCTCGGCATTGAGACCGTATCCTTCATAGTTTTCTACATAGCGAGTCTGCACCTGAGTCGGATACATATTCTGACGTCCGCCAGATTCTGTTATAGTAGTCATTTGTTAAGAATTATAACAATGTATATACTATATATCAAATTGTAAACTTTGTCAAGAGGTATGTGCCAGTTGTGTGACAGTCTTTATCAAAAGTGATAAGTTATATAACTTTTTCTAATGTAATTGCTCGTCATCCTCTCCGTAGTGACCTATTCCACCTGTGCCATCAGTATTAAATGTAATATAATCTTCCATGTTTACATCAGGTGTAAATGTTAGATTACCATTTGTTACTGGATATGTATAATCACTACTATCACTCAAAAACATAGGCCCAGCTTCCTCTTCATCATGAGAATGCTTAGGTAAGTCATCTCTAAGTTGCTTCAGTCCCTGATAATAATGAAATAATAAACTTAGTTTCTCGTCCGATAATTCTTCCTTCTCTAACGCTTCTGTAAATGCTTGCTTAGCATAGTGTACAGCTTTATTGAAAACTTGACAGGACATAATAATAATTTTAGTTGTCTTTTATATATGCAACCACGTCATCCGATGGGTCTAACCACTTAGTATATTCAAAATCTTCTATCGCAGTTTCAAGTTGCATACCATTATCGCAAAGATACATGTCCTTATATCTTTGGGTATATTCATTGAATTTTTGGATACGATAGTCGGGGCATCCGTTATCAAGAGTCCCTGCTTCGATGTATCGGTAAGGGAATCGCTCGTTGATGACAATAGGTTTCATGTGTGGTTTGTATAACCTTGTCATTATAGCACACTATGTAAAAGAAAACCACCCTGTAATGATAAGTTTCTCTAATGTATTTGACACTCTTCCTTTATGGAAATGAGTCCAGTCTGATGGCCATATGACAGTGTATCCTTTCTGAGCGGGGACATACTTGTCTTGATGATACCATTCTGTGCCTCCGTCAGGCACGTCATTCAAATATGTCATAAACACTAGGTGTCTATAAACATTCCCAGGTGAAGAGTTTGCCCTTTCAGTATGCCATTGCTTAAACCCACCACCTATAGGGTAGGATTGCATTGATAGTGGTTCTTTAACCTCGAATCTAGACAGTTCGCTAAAGGGAAACCTCTCAATGTATTTATTTAATACCCCTTGAAGAGCGACCATATAGTTTTGAATCTCTGGTATTCGGAGGTTGACAGGAATGTGTAGGTCTGTAGAGTCTTTATATTCTTTATCAACATAAGTTTCACCACCAGTATATACCTGTCCTGCATAAAACTCTAAGAAGTTTTGATTATTCCAGAAGAAATGTAAACCTTCTACTACCTCTTCATCAATGAAGTCACCCCAGATAAAATCGGTATGTTTTTCACAGAATCTACCTTTATAAGTTACTATTTCATCTGTCATTTGTATATCTTTGGGAGACCACCATCTTCAAATAGGGTTGCTTTAACTGTCTCAACATGTCCTCGCATATTATATGAAACTATAGTCCTTCTTACGTCTGACCTATTTGGAGGTGCTTCATGTGCAATAGTTGATGGGAATATAATCATATCACCTTCTCTTACTGGTGGTTGATACATTTCTAAGTTACCATTCCACACATTATTAAATGGGGAAATAAATCTAGTGCCTTCATGTAACTTAGGGTCAAACTCAACATAAATTACTGCCGACCACCCACTGTGTCCATGATTGTGAAATGAGTGTTGGACATTTTTATAATATTTCTGATACCACATGTCAGTTATTTCTACTCTCGCGCTGTTTGAAAAATCAGATAGGTATGGTTGAATGATATTGATTACTGTATCAGAATACTCAGGTATCTTTGCATCTTTTGCAGAGGTTAGAAAGAAGTCTGTAAATAGACCATTATCCTGAGGGTCGGCATGCTCTGGACACTCTTGGGGAAGAGCATCCAGTATTTGTTTCTTGGCAATATGCCAGTTTGCAATCTCATAATGTATGAGAGGCACACTAAACATAGTGACAACGGTCATCGCATCTCCTGCAACTCACGAATTCTACCACTGACAACAATAGCGTCATCAATGCGTCCTTCATTTACTAAGGTATGCAGTTGGTCAATAAGTATTTCTACAGCATCCATCAGAAAATCAGTCTCTTCTTGATACTCCATTGGGTTACCTA